CAAAAGGGGTCCCACTCAGTTTACCTTTATGCCTTGTTTTAGATATAGATAGGCTATAAAATCGTTTTCAGGTTAAACAGAACTCAAAAAAATTCTGCACAAAAATTTATGAAACAAGAAATTATAGACAAGCTTCCATCAGACGTTCGTAAAGAGTTTATGAAGTATGCTATAAAACTTGACCAGAAAAAAACTCAAAGCAAAGTCAAATCTGATTTCCTTACTTTTGTAAAACATGTATGGCCTGAATTTATAGAAGGTGATCATCATAAAAAAATTTCTGAAAAATTTAATCGTTTGGCAAATGGTGAATGTAAACGACTAATAATTAATATGCCCCCTAGGCATACTAAATCTGAATTTGCGTCTTAC